CTCAGGATCATGAGCAAATATGGCGCTACACCCAAGGACCGCAAAGCTATGAAGTACACCCCGCAACCCACAAGGAAGCGGGTCAATGACAAAGACATTGAATCGGACTTTGGCCTATGATTGGACGTACCTTATCCCCAACAACCAAAACCAAGTTGAGTGAACTCTTTATCCAGCAGTACCAGGAGTACTGCGATATGGTGTTGAGTGGTAAGCGCTTGGTGAGTGGAGTTGAGCGGGCGAAGGTACGACGACATCAGGCAAGGCTCAAGCAGACCACAGGGCGCTGGGTGTTCGACATGGAGAAGGCTCTCAAACCGCTTCTCTGGATAGCAGCCAATTACAAGTTTCCTCTCGGCGAAAAACGGGGTAAGGCATTCAAGGCCGAATCTTGGGAAATCTTCGATATCATGGATCTCTTCGGTTTTGTCGACAGAGAGACCGGTAGACGATGTTATGTGAGGGGTTATTGGCAGATACCCCGCAAGAACGGCAAGAGTACCTTAGCTGGTGCGATTGCTGATTACATGGCCTTCGGCGACAACTACCCCAGCGCAGTAAGTGTTATTGCAGCAAACAGCCTAGAGCAGGCGGATGACTGTTTCAGTCGTGCTGATGAGGGATTGAAGCTTGCCAAGCATAAGGGCTATGAGTCTTACAATTCCAAGACATACAAAATTATCAAATGGGGTGAGTGCCAGGTAAAGGCTCTTACCGCAGCTCCCAAGGACGGCAAGCTTATTCACTGTGCCATCCTGGACGAATACCATGAGGCAAAGGATACCGGGATGCTTGATTCCTTTCTCTCAGGCAATGTGAGTGATCCTGAGAGCATGGCTCTGATCATTACTACGGCGGGAACGAACATCCATGGCCCTTGTCATCAAGAGTACGAGAAATGCAAGAAGATTGCTTATGGCGATATTGAGAATGACCGGTATTGGGTGGGTATCTACGAAGCAGAAAAAAACGATAAGCCGAGTGAAAGGAATACCTGGATAAAGGCTAATCCAAACTGGGGTATCTCAATATACCCTGACATGATTGAGGGGCGTTACAAGGACTCAAAGGATAGTGCATCCGACCTTGCTACCTTCAAAACAAAGAATCTAAACATGTGGGTTTACAGCCTGGTTAAATGGGCCAACATGGAGAAGTGGAACGATTTCTGCTGTTCCCCCGTGAATATTGTCGAAGGTGCTCCTTGTTACGGAGGTATTGACCTCTCGAGCAATAGTGACTTTACAGCCTTTGTAGCTGACTTCCCTCCAATCAATGGGTCAAGTCAACATCAACAGCTATACATGTTCTGGGTGCCAGAAGAGAACGTAATCAAGATACAGAGACAATGCTCTATTCCTCTGGAGCAATGGATACAGGATGGCTATGTCATAGCTACTCCTGGACCGGTGGTTGATTATGTGATGGTAGGTCAATGGTTGACCGAGTTTAGGGAGAAATACGAGGTCAACCTTATTGCCGGTGACCGTCACAGGCTCATTGATCTTGCGCGGGTAACTCCCTCCTGGTTCGAAGAAATCACATTCGAGTTCAGCCAGGGGAAGATGACCATGAGCCCCAGTACACAATTCTTTGAGAGACAGTATCTATTGGGAAACATCCAGTCAGGTGGCAATCCAGTCATGAAATGGATGATGAGTAGTGCTGATTCATGGACTGATTCAAATGGGAATGTAAAGCTAATCAAGCCAAAGGTAGACAGAAGCGCAGCGCGCATCGACGGAGTAATCGCAGCCATCATGGCGCACGATACCGCAATAAACAACGCTAAAACAGGATTGACTCTTGATGATCTTGCTAGTGCTGCGGTCTTCTTCTAGGAGGCAGGGTGTGGGAATTTTTAGACGAAAACAGACTGAGCAGATTGACTTAGCAAGGGTTGTAGGAACCGGGCTAGGCGGATTGGCTATGGGTGGAAAAGCAAAAGCCTTAGAGAACTCTTCCTTCTGGATCTGCTTGACCAATTTGATGCGTACCTTCGCTACCTTACCTTTACATATGTATACTATAAACGGGCGTAATAGAAATATTGACCAGGTAAGTGAGGCAGCTATGTTGCTGCGTACACCGTGCCCATATTTGAATAGTCAGAAATGGCGCTCAATCATGGCATTTAATTTTGAGTTATACGGTGTAGCCTATGCAATCCTTGACCGGGGAAGAACGGGAAATGTGATTGCTATGTACCCGGTTGCTCCGTCACTTATGAGATCGTCCTGGAAGAACGGGAAGCTGATTTACGAATACGGTCCATCTGGAGAGAAGTTTAACAGCGCAGATGTCTTGGAGATATCAAACCTCAAGGTTGGATATACATCTATCCTCTCTCCGCTCGATTACGCACAGAAAGATATCTCAGTAGCGGAGTCCAGCAAGGCTCTACAAATTGGCTATTACAAGCGTGGCACTACCCTTGGTGGGATAATCACTGTTCCGCGTGGCACGTCTAAGGAAGTTAAAGACCAGCTCAAGATAATGTTTAACAATGAGTTCGCTGGAGAAGGCAATGCTTACAAAACAGGCATTATCGAAGACTCCATGAAATATGATCCAATACGCTTGACCGAGAATGACAGCGCCAAGATGAACGATGCACAGAGCTGGACCCTCCAGGAAGTGTGCCGGCGTTTCGGGGTGCCTCCTTTCTTCGCTGGTGACCTTACCAAGGCAACCTTCGCAAATAGTGAGCAGCAGAACCTTAACCTGATTCAGTTCTCTCTTCAGCCTCGTGCTGTGTTCTGGGAGAGCGCTCTTGATGAAAAGATTTGCAAGAACGGTCAGTATATAAAATTCTCAATGGCCGGATTCTTGCGCGGTGATCACTCCGCTCGTGCTGCCTTTTACCAGAGTGCTATACAAAACGGATGGATGACTGTAAATGAAGTCAGAGCTCTCGAGGATCTTAATCCTGTTCCTGAGGGCGATACCCTTATGTTCCCTATGAATTACCTTTCTCTCTCAAAGGCCATTACTGCTGAACCGGCTAACAACTACGGCATACCTGAAAGCGTTAATTTAGAAGCAATTTCCGAGCCTGTGCCTTTTGAGGAGAAGCGCAAAGCGGCTGACTTGTCGTTCATCTCAGAGGCACAGGCCGTTACTCGTACATCTCGCTCCAAGGTAGAAGCGTTGATCAGGGCACAGTTAAAAGCTGAGATTGCTGAGCTAAAACGGTTAGCTACTGCTGGTCTTGATGCAGAGGGGATTGCTGCCGAGTTCAAGAAGTTCGCTGACAGTCTTGCTACTGAGTATGGCCAGAAGTACATCCCTATTTTTAAGGCGATTATTGATCGGCTCTTCCCTGTGGTACAGAAGCAAGTCAAAACCGGAAACGATGTTCCAGAAGACCAGAGGCTTGCTTATGCGGCCAAATACGCTACCAGCATGGCAAATCGCCACGGTAATGCCAGGGTAAAAGATGTCACCAAAGCAGTTACAAATCTCACTCCTGATGAAATCACTACCCGCGTGGATGAAATATCGCAGGACTGGATAACGTCGCTCCCTAAAAACGAAAGCCAGGAAGAAACCAACAGGGCAGGGAACGCATTTAATCTCTTCCTCTTCGGTCAACTGGGAGTGACCTATATGCATGTGGTAGCTAACGCTGATGCTTGCGAGTTCTGCAAGAAGCTTGATGGAAAGGTTGTTGAAGTTAATGGTGCTGTGCTTGATAAGGGTGAGAATGTGGATGACGGAGTAGGGAATGTTCGCATCATCCAGAAGACCTATAAACACCCTCCGTTTCATACACATTGTGAGTGCGGGATCGCACCAGGGAGATGAGCGTAATGAAGAAGAAATTATTTGAAGACAGTCCGAGCGGCGAAATCAAATTCACCAGATTACCGGAAGAGCGCCTTACTGAGGCAAAAGGCTCCGTGAGCGCTTGGGAAGCACAGGTATGGAAAATCGGGGTAGTCAACCTCAATGGTCGTGTATATGGGGAACCCCTTGCCAAGCGGATTGTAGCAGAGAGTAAAAGCACTGTTGCTTATGATGGCCACAATGGGGATCGCTACGGTGATTATGGCCCGGTTAAAGCGGTGTGTAAGAATCCTCAAATCAAAGATGGGTATCTCTGCGTAGATGTATTTGTCCTGGATGAGGAGTATTCCAGGAAGCTTGAATCCATCGCTGAGCATGGTCTGCCTATTGGTGTTTCCTCTGTTGGATATGGAGAGACAGACCAGGACGGAGTAGTCAATGCAGCTACTTACGAGTTGGTGCGGTATCTTGATTTTGTCACCACTCCAGCCGGTGGAAACGGGGCTGTTAAAAAAGAAAGTGACCGTGATGAAGAGACAGAAGAAGAGGGTGGAGTGCCTCCCTTGGAAACCGAGGAATTGTCCCCGGATGTCGAGGCAACGCGGAATCTATATCAATCGATTCAGGACTTGATCCTGGAAGGAGAACACGATGAAGACTAAGAAGAAATTGAGCGAAGAGCAGAAGTCTCAGCTCGAGGCACTCAGGAAGAAACAGAAGGAAGCCTTCGATGCAATGATGGCAGACGAGATGACAGAGACGAAAGTCAATGCATGGAAGCTGGCTACCAAAACCTTGCATGACTACGAGGACAACCTCGACAAGGAAGACAAGGAAGAGATTGAGACTCCTGCTGAAATCGTTGAGGCAGAAGAGCATGAATCGCTCAATGAGGATGCAAAGACATTCCTTGAGAAGATTCGCGAGGCTGTGTCTGTCGGCTCGACCTATACCGGTCTGGTCCCCTCTTCCATCGCAAGCGAAATTGTGAAGAAGCGCGAGACCTACGGTAAGTTCCGCCCATACTGTCGCAAGATGACCGTTGCCGGTGATTACACCATTGCAGTTGATGGTGACCAGGCAACCGTTGATTACGTCAGCGAAGGAAACGGAGCTGGAGAGGTTACCCCGTCACTGACCATGGTATCTTTCTCTGCTTACAAGCTTGGTGCCTTGATTAAGGTCTCCAACGAATTCCTGAACGACGTTGCTGTTGATGCCATGAACTGGCTCACTGACAATATCGCTCGGGCATTTGCCAAGAAGGAAGATGCCGAGATCATCAAGGGCACCGGCTCTACTGCTTCGCATATCACTGGTATTCTGACCAGTGTGACCGCAAACGCAAAGACCGCCGCTGCTGTGGACGCTGTGACCCTCGAGGAAGTAAAGGGCCTTATCGATGAATTGGGTGATTACAAGGACGGAGCTGTCCTGATCATGAACCCAAAGACAAAGACCAAGCTCAAGCTGTTGAAGGATGATTACGGTCAGTATTACTTCCCGATTCAGCAAGATCTCAAGGAGATTGAGGGACTTCCTATCATCACCACGACAAATGTTGATGAGATGGCCGCTGACAAGCGTGCAATTATCGCCGCGAATCTGAGCTACTATCAGTTGGTTGACCGCCAGGGGATGGATATCAAGATTCTGAGCGAACTGTACGCAGTGAACGACCAGAAAGGAATCCTTGGTTTCGAGCGTCTTGATGGCAAGCCTTTGATTGCAGATGCATTCAAGGTCCTTGTCATGGATGACGGCGTTTAAGAAGGACGGTGAATAATGGCTACTCCGATACTGACAGTAAGTGATCTGAATGGAAAATATGGCTTCAAGATAGACCCACCTGAGGAAGATAAGTACACAAACCTTATCGCCGCGGCTACGTCTGCCTGTGGTCTGTATCTCCAGCGCGATCTTGGGGTGGCTACATTTACCGAGTTCTTCGATGGGATGAGCCAAGCGATAGTGTTGTCACATTCTCCGGTTGCTTCGGTGACCGGGGTGTATGTGGACAGTACGCGCAGTTTTGAGGTTGGTACGGACAACTACCGCATCGACCTTGAGACAGGCATCCTGGTCTTCTATGACGTCGTTCCAGATGGACGTGACGTAATCAAGGTGGTGTATGAAGCCGGATGGGAAGATGTACCTGAGGCAATCTTGTACGCAGTAGCAATGACCGTACAGCATATGGCGGTGATGCAACAGTCTGATATGGTAGGTGTTTCAAGTCGGACAACCGACAGCGGGACCATGTCAGTCGACCAGAGCATTCCTCCTTTGGCTGTACAGAAGTTGCTTTCTGAGTACCGACGGAATTTGGCGAGGTAGGTATGTTGGATATTGAGATTGGCGGTGACGCTATAGGTAGAGTAAGGACCGTTCGCAAGCATCTTGCAGGATGGATTACTACTGCTACCGGTGACATCGCAAAAGAAGCCGGAGATTTTATCAAGAGCTACTACCTTAATGGGCAGGCCCTTGAGAAGAGAACCGGGCTGACATATCGATCAGTGAAGCAGTTTTACGTCAAGAGGGAAAATGCCTGGTACCTCCGCCCTGGTGTAGGGGTTCCTGGAAGCCAGAATTACCTTGCCCGGTGGATTGGGACTGAAAAGGAATTCATGCAACCCGGCTTTGAGCGGTATGTGGCGAGTAGGGATGTTCCGATGAGAATCGTAAGAAAGGTGGAGGCGAAGCTATGAGTCAACCTAAAACCAAGCAATTGTTTGAACGGCTTGAGGCATATCTGAAACCTGCTCTTGATTCTGCGGTTGCTCAATGGAACATTGATGATCCTACGTTGTATCTGGAGGTTGTTGCTGAATGGGATAAGGGGTATAAGGACGTGCTTGCCGGCTTGTCTGAGTATCCTGCAATTCTCTTCATGGAACAGTCCAGGTCTCATAACGAATCATTCACCACCACGTACACGATTGAGATTAGTCTTGCGCTGAAAGGCGGGGAAAACATTGCTGATAAAGGTGAGGCTTACGCCGATATCCTTGAGCGTGCGCTCCTTGCTGATCACCACCTTGGCGATACCTGCCTTGATTCCAATGATCTCATTATAGAGACAGGAATGGTTGGGAGAGTATTTCTGGTTGTGGCAACGATTGATCTTGATATCGACAGAGGAGGTTTTGCATGACTTGGTATTGTCCTGAATGCGGACGTGAAGAATGCGGACCCTTAGCGGATAAGCATCTTTGCCCCGTATGTAAGCATGAGATGGTCCTCGTGACTGAGGTTACTGAGGAAGGAAAAAAGAAAAAGGTAATCCTCGAGAAACTAGAGGATTAAGGGAGTAATACATGGGAGCTTTAGCAGGAAAGGATGGAAGCATCAGTGTTGGAGCAGCGGCGGTAGGCTATATCGATAACTGGAGCCTTACGATCAACAGTGGAACTCAGGAGGCAAATCAGCTCGGTCAAGACTGGAAAGAATTCTTGGCTACTGTCAAGGACTGGTCCGGTTCCATGAGCGGAAGCCTTGACCCGTCTGATGCACAGCAGAAAGCTATGATCACCTCTATGACCAGTGGAGATGTTGCTGATGTCGCTTTGGAGTTAGCGTTGGATGCTACCAACAAGTTCAGCGGAAACGCTTTGCTTACCAGTATCCAGGTTGGAGTTGAGTTCGCAGGAAAGGTTTCCTTCTCTGCCAACTTCCAGGGCACCGGAGCCTTAGCATCAGCGTTGCCTGTCGCATAACGACCCGGGGGAATGTTCCCCCGGACTATTTCCCTAAGGAGATTCTATGATTCTTTCAATCAGCAAGACACGCACAATCACCCCGAAGTCTTTTGGTAACGATAAAGAGACAGTGCCTTCAACAATTACCTACCGCGTTCCTACAGCGGAAGAAATCGAGAAGCACCTTGCCGAGAAAACCAGCAATGCAAAAATGTTTGTCTTGTATACCGAGTCGAGCACTTTCACCGATGACAAGGGTGAAGAAATCAAACCCGCAGACATTCCCAAGATGTCTGGTACTTACGCCCTGGTAAATGAGGTTGCTACTGCAATTGTCAAATCGGGCATGCTGGGGACTGATATAAAAAACGGCTAAGGGCGCTGTATGCGGCGATGGCTGAAGGGTACACCGCCAATTATCGGCGCCTCTATGGGAAACCGGACAGGACTACAATTTTCAAGATTGGTTTAGAGGTCCGTCTGGACGATATACCGGAGATGTTTAGTGATACCTATTTGCTATCCTGCATCCGGTTTTACGAACGTTGGAAAATAATGGGATATCCATTTGGCCCATGGGGATTTAATCCTGGAGTGCTGGTAGACGTGGTGGATACACTAGCACCTCTTGATAATTATTACCACCCGAGGATGATGTAATGGGAAAAGCAGCAAATCTTAAAGTTAATGTAACGAGCAATTCTCAGGAAGCGCAAAACGCGCTGAATAAAATATCATCCCAACTTACCGGCATCAGTAAATTGCCTTCTTCTACTGGTTTTGTAGCAGGTCTTGGAGTTTGGACGAATGCAATTGGGACGGTATCGCGCGCTGTAGGAAAAGTAGTCAACAGCACTAAAGAGCTGGTGGATCTCTACACGGTTCAAGCGCAAGCTGAACTTCGTTTACAAGGCACCCTCAGGGCTACCGGCAACCAGATAGGCATGAATGCTACTGAGCTTGGCAACATGGCCTCTGGCTTCCAGGCAGTAACCAGATTCGGCGATGAAATGATCCTGCCGATGCAACAGATATTCATCGCTACTCAGAAGCTTACCAAGGAACAGCTCCCAGAGGTTATTGAGCTCTCTCTCGATATGGCTGAGGCAATGGGAACCGATGGAGCGAGCGCTGCTAAAATCATGGCACGCGCGATGGCTGACCCGATATCCGGCCTTGAATCACTAAAAGAAAAGAACGTATTTTTTACCCAGTCTGAAAAGGATAAAATCAAGGAGCTGGTAAACAGCAACCGGCTCATGGATGCCCAACGCATCATCCTGGATAAAGTAGCCTCTGCTTATGGGGGGATTGCTCGTGAGGTAGCTGCAACAGATATCGGTAAGATGCAGCAGATCAACAATCTCATGGGAGATATCAAGGAAGGCCTAGGTGAAATGATTGTCGGCTCAATTGAACCGGCGTTTGGGTTTATCCAGACTGAGCTTGAGCGAATACAAAAATGGCTCGATACAGCAAATAAGGCTCGAGAAGAGGATAAACTTTATAAAGAGGATTTCTGGGATAGTAATCTTACAGAAATTCCAACTGATTATATCCTTAGAAGTATCAATGAGCTCGAAGAAGAGATTGCAAGAAAGAATGGGGATCGAAGCCTGTCTTTTTGGAGCTCAACATTTGATGTTTTAGATGCAGCAAAGGCAGAGCTTGATCGCCGTGAGTTATTACCAAAGCCAGCTACAGGTACTGGAGTTACTAAGGAGACTTCCACTGATGATACCGGCGGAGCTGGAGGAGAAGACAAACTCTCACTTTACGAACAGATCCTTTCAGCAACCAGCGCAACCGAAGCAGCTCAGAAGAAGGTACTCCAGGACAGGATAACCGAGAATAAGCATCTAAGAGATCATCTTGATTTACAGGTATCCTCCAAGAAGATGACTCAGGAAGAAGCTGATCTTGCCAAGGAGATGCTTGATCAGCAAATCAAGCTGGACAGAGAGAAGCTCAATAGCTTCGGCCAGACGGACCCCCCTCCTACTGCTGCTGAATATATAGGCGAGAACACTATGTATTCGCTCAGCGCACAGGAAGCGGCTATTGATGCCGAGATAGCGATAGCTGAGGCACACCTTGAGACGGTATCATCTACCAGCCAGGAAGCAATCGAGCTTAGGGAAATTATCGATTCACTGAGAGAGCAAAAGGCTCTCCTTACTGAGCAAGAAGATATCTTTGAAAGCATCATGGCTGCCACGGGCTCAACGGAGGCAGCACAGAAGCGAGCTCTCCAAGACCGTATCCTAGAGAATATTGCTCTCCGTGATAGCTTAGCCTTAAAGGTAAAATCCGGGGAGCTTACCAGGGAAGAAGCGGAGATAGCAGCAGAGGCACTTTCTCAGCAAATCGCTCTTGATCAGGAAAAGATTAAGTCATTATCCAAAGAACCAGAAAACCCTACAGCTAGTGATTTCATAGGGCAGAATAGAACGCTGAGCCAGACTGCACAGCTCTCTGCAATTGATTCCAATATCACTCTTGCTGAGAGTTACCTGGAAGCCGCAGAGGCGGGGGGCGAAGAAGAGAAAGCTATACAAGAGATCATCGCAGCCCTTAAAGAGCAGCGTAACGCAATCACCGAAGTAGAGGATCGATCAGGTGAATTCCTGAATGCCTTTGCCGATGGATACAAGGATCTCTTTAATTCTCTTTCTTCTTTGACCAATCAACTTTATCAGAATCAGATAAACCAGCTCCAGGAGACTCTCGATAAACAGCAGGACGCGTGGGACGCCTATTACTCCGAGATTCAGGATAAGTATAAGGCTGACCGCGATTCTTTGGACGCTCAGTACCAATGGGGACGGATAAGCGCAGAAGAGTACTATGATTCCTTAACCGCTCTTAGCGACGCAAAGACAACCTCAGAAGAAGAGAACGCTGATTCAGAAGAAGAACTGATGAAACAGATGGATGAGCTTAAGCGTAAACAATTTGCCGCTGATAAGGCTAATTCCATTATGCAAGCTACCATATCCGGCGCTCAGGCTGTTGCAAGTATCTGGAGCGCTTGGGCGGCTAACCCTGTATACGCGGGCATTCTTACCGGGCTCTCTGTAGCTACGGTAGGAGCTCAGATAGCTACTATCGCTAGTCAGCAGTATACACCGCTCGCAGAAGGCGGAGTCGTAACTGGACCTACTACCGCTCTTATTGGTGAAGGAGGAGAACCGGAGATGGTACTCCCCCTCTCCAAGGCCGATGATATGGGCTTCAATAATTGCGGGGTGATCAATCTGAATATCAGTACAGGGAATGTATATAGCATGGATGATTTAGTGAGAGCGATATTTGAGGCTATTGAGAGAGCGCAGAGGACAGGGGCATTGCCTCGCTGGAGGTATGCAGCATGAAGCTATTCTTAAACTTCTCTGAATATGCAAAGACCGGAGGCGGTACCTGGGAGGATTTCTCTGATGGACTGCTGAACGATGGGTTCTCTCGTAAGAGCTGCTTTGGACCTAAGGGCAAGGCAGAGATGCAAACCGTCTCTATGCGCCTAAAGCCGGTTGTTGGCCTTGAGGCTCTTGCTGTACGAATCCTTACTGCGACCAACAACATTCGCGCACGGCTTACCTATGACGACGACACCCCGTATTTTGTGGGGACTATCAGACCACTGATCTCTAGCGATGTAAGAGAAGTCATTAAGCCTATCTCTGTAGAGATCCTCGATGATACCCATTATCTTGAGGCATACATATTCACCGCTGACGCAACGCTCTCCAGTAATCTCAAGGTTATCAGCGATACTCCATCTGACAGTCTCATCCACTGGCTTGTAGGCCATGCCACAGTCAAGGATTCACTGGGAGCTTACGTACCGGCCTTTGCTGAGGCTGACATTGTCATAGACTCCGGTATAGACAAGACCATCGATGCAGACGGTCTTACCGTTGAAACTGGTGATTATGTCAATGCTATTCTGGACACTGTCTGCTATGAATACAATCTCCAATACCGGTGTAGTGAGGATGGGAAGTTACACTTTGCTCCTAGTGTCCCAGCTACTACCCCTAGCGGAGTGCGTACCATTACCAATGCGGATATCAAAAACTACGTTACACCTAAGCGCGGTGACGATGCCAGAAAGGGTGCGGTGATTACCTATTACCCGGTAGTCAAAGGCCCTTGTACCATTGGACGTCATGATGCGATGGATAGCCGATACGCCGACGATAAGACATGGGGACGTGGCTATGAGTGGCTTAATCCTGATGAGGGCCAGTGGCCACCATCCGCTTACCAAAATGTAACGCTTGCCACAAATGATCTGGAGAAATCTAAGCGCAAGATACTCCGGTATGACTACTCAACGCTCAGGACGAAGATTAAGTTCCATGACGGTTCAAAGGATACTAATCAGGGCATAGGCCATATCTCTGACAACGAGGATGGATCTGCGCGCATGTACATCCAGGTAGCGAAGCGCAAGACACTGGTAGAGCGCATGGATGCTATTTGTGATTGCTGGTACACCGATGAAGAGGACGAACAAACCACCCAAGTACACCAGGGGCAGAATCCTGAGAAATACGAGGCTAGGTACCTACACTCCGGGATAACTGCAAACGCGCTGCTCAGGGCAATTGTGCTACGCTCGACCACAGGTAACCTTACTCACTCATTCCAGGCATTGCCTTCTTTGGGTTTGGTTCCTGGAGAGATTGTAAAGCTTGACCCGGCAGCTCTAGGCTTTTCCGGTTACGTAAGGATCATTTCTGTCATAGACTCCGGTGGGGATAAGACCAGGCAACTGGTAGATGTGATTGCAGAGAGCGTAACAGCTCTCAGTGAGATCACTGTTGATACCGATGAGCAAGTAACTTCCATCCTCCGCAGAGCCGGGGTGGATATGCTCTCCATTCAGACAGAGGCAACGCTGCTGAAATATGATGATCTATCTCATATAGACCTGACTGCCAATGGCGATTTACTCTCTGTGTACGGGGGGTCAGTGCTCTGGTATCTGAATGATGTATATAAGGGTACAGGAGAGACAATATCACTCTATCATAGTGAGATGCTTGTCGGTGTGAATACCATAAGAGCAGAAGGTACTATCCCTGGTATCAATTTTCAGGACAAACCTCTTGAGGCGGAGATTGCTGTCACGCTTGTGTCTGATGGAGCTGCCGGAACCCGTATGGTTATCCAATATGCTCTTGGGACATTGGACGCGCCATATACATCTGGTGGCACTTTGGTAGGAACTGACGCAGCTATTGTAGGAACCACCGGATCATTGCTCGGGGTCGATAATGGCAATGTTTGGTCCTCTATTGCACCCACTCCAGGAGAAGGTGAGTTCGTCTGGAGAAGAGAGGGTACATACACCCCACCAGAGGTATGGCCCAGCACATGGGAAGTGACACGTGTTACTGGTGCAAACGGAGCAGACGCTAGAGTAATCACATTAACAGCCTCACAGTCTGTTATTAACGTATCAAGTCGTGGCGAACTCAAGACACAAGAAATTGAAATTACTTGTGTTCCATCAAACTTGCCTATAGAGAGTGCTGTCTGGACTGCTACGGATGAAGGGAGCTTATCGGAGATAGAAATTGCAGAAGGAGTATACGACCCCTACAAAAGGATATTGGACTGCTCACTCGTGTCTGGGGATTCTACACTCATAACTGTTTCTATTACTTATGGTGGTGAGACGTATACAGGGGTTGTAGGCATTACTAAGGTTTCCGATGGGACACCTATACCAATGTATCTCGGTGCACTCAACGATGTACCAGAACTTACTACAGAAGGTCCTTTAATAGTAGGTGATTATTTCTTATATGTAGGTTCATACTCTGGCCCTAGCAGCGATCCTGGAGACCAGGGACTCAATCCTGCTATGGCTGATATAAATGAATTCATCTATGGCCGTATTTATGAGTACAAGGGAAAGGACTCTGGAGGTGTTGACCAATGGCAGGAGAGCAGAAAGAGCGAACACTTTTCTGCTGCACAAAAGGACGCTCTTGAGATAGCAAAGAACTCGAACACCTACATGTTCGTAGCCGTTCTGGTAGCCCAGCTCGGTCTTTTCTTTGACCTCATCGTAGCCGGCATTCTTAAGTCACCAAACTACGCAGAAGACGCTTCAGGAGTCCCGACCGCAGGCTTCAAGATTGACGGTGTAAAGGGTCTGATCAAGGCACTTGGCCTTGAAGCCTATTCAGCAATGATATATGGCAACTTGGAAGCATCTGGTTTCCGTACCCTCCAGGAAGAGGGTGGTACCACCATAGGGGTTTCTACGATCTCTCCCACTCTTTGGAAACACTCTGAGATGGAGGCCTTGGTTACCAGCCAGGATATGCTAGCTACGCTGTCCGGCACTATTGAAGGATACAGTTTTACAAAGGCAACCAGAAGAAGTAACCAGAGAGTTTTACTGGCTAGTCATGGGTATGAGAGTGAAACTATTTCAGCCCAGGAAGCCCACATATTTACAAAATTGAATCCAGATAGAATATTTGGTAATACATTTTATTATACAATAAAAGGATATTACTCAGGAAATTATTCAGAAAGAGCTTTATTTAGGATGTCTGCTGATGCTGACCTTGGCATGGAATCTGGTAGGAATAGATTTATTCGTAAAACTGGAGTAGTAGATTTTATTAGAGAGTTTGGGGAAAACTATTCCGGGAGTGGTACAGTAAGCCTGGATCCTACATATACCAGATTTGCAATGGCCCATGGTTCATGGGCATGGTGGGGCAGCCAAGGTTCCCATGTTGATTATCTTAGAATGTATAGCAACCAAGTTTTTACCGGCCTTGTCTTAGTGAATGGAGACACATCATACAAAGTAATCGCGCCAGAACCCAGCGCCTACTATTCAAACACTAAAACTTGGACAATCGGTTCCTACAACCAGAACAGTATCGCTAACTACTGTTCTGGCACTGCTTTTTACAATCTCTTCTCCAGCCTCGCAGTAGGTGCCGATGGTTTCTGTGATGGCGGACAGATACGCGTGAATGGAACGCTGTACACCGTTACTAGGCTTACCAAGAATGCCAACTCGATTACCTTCTATACCTCTGGTGGTGTGGTCACAGTAGATAAATTCCAAGAAGGAACAAGTATTGGCGTCTACACATCTTTGGCAGTTACCCAAGCAATCAATTTTCAGGCGGTTGCTGGAGGTATTGAGGTCAAGCACATCTTCCCTTGGGGGACGCAAGCGGGGAATCCGGGGAGCTATGATATTGGGACGAATGATGAGAGATTCAACACAGCATATCTTAGCGGAGCAAATATAAAACCTGCTGGGCAAACAGTAGGGATGTCTCCTTTGCTCACCAAGATTTTAAGTGGTTATCCCGGCTTGGTGCATTCTGATGGTACCGATTCGAATTGGTTGAGGACCCCACTTAATGGGCTTATTCCTTATGCTTCTGGTGGAGCAAGTGCATTAGGAACGTCAAGTTGGCCTTTCAATAACGGATATTTTAAAAGCCTTAATGTTGCTGGGCCGATTTCAGTTTCTGTTACAGCAGGTACATATACAGTTTTTAGTCGCCTTGAGACACAGACTGTTGAACCGACAAGCTTTACTAAATATTTTGAATGTAGATTATGGTATAGTGGCACGATTAATGTAATGTTTACGATGGCAATTCCTAGCGGTTCCGGTTCAAGCTGGTTTAGAGCTAGGGTATATGTTAATGGTGTTGCCGTTGGTACAGAAAGAATGATATCTAGTGGTTCTACTACATTCTCAAATACTATATCTATTGTTTCTGGTGATAAAGTTCAGGTATATGCGAGGAGAATAGGTACTGGACTGAATTGTGAAATAAGTAATATAAAGGTAGCTACTGCACAGTATGGAGTTGCATTATGAAGTTTTGGAAATTAGATAATGATATTTTTGCAGGGGATTACATTGAGGGTGCTATAGAACTCACAGAAGAAGAATTTGGTATATATCAAGAAGACAAAATAGGTATAGCCATTAGAGCACGCCGTAACACCCTGCTCAAGGAAGTTGTTGACACAGTCAATCCTATGCGCTGGGAAGCCCTTACAGCCCCAGAGAAGGACGCTTGGAGAGCCTACCGCCAAGCTCTCTTAGACGTTCCCCAGCAAGAAGGTTTCCCTAACAATATCGTTTGGCCGGAGGTTCCTCATGAATGATAAAGCAAAACACTTTACCGCCTGTTTCTTTCTCACCTTCATCGGCCTCGATGTAGCTATCGCATGTGCCTTCCTCAGGGAGTATGACAGGTGGGTCTATACAGGCCATCAGGACACAAGGGACATGGCCCTTGACTTATTAGCAGATGCAGCCGGTATTGCTCTGGCTTTGATCATTGGAGGTTTATATGGAAAGCAGTAAGAAATGTTGGATGACCCGGCTCGCACAAGCTCTCGGGATACTGGTTATTGTGGTGCCTCTTTTTACTTCTACGGTGCGGACGATAGACCTTACTAATGAGACAGCCCAGACGGTGGAGGCTATGGGGGTAAAGCTTGACCATGAGGTGGAGGCACGCAAGACAGAGGACGCCCTTATCCGTGATGAGGTAAGGAACATGGACAAGTCTACACAATCTGAACTCTCGGAGATGCGCACCGAGCAGGCTGTCATGGCAAACGACATCAAGTACATTATCAAGATTCTCGATGGAGGCACAAAATGAGCGAAGCAGCAGTACAATCGATAAACCAACATGCGCAGAAAACCAGCCTTGATTGGCTGTACAATGTCCTGATCCAGCCCGCAACAGGAACCGGCTCAGGCGTTGCCCCTGATACCCATATCCAGTACAAGCTCTCCCTCGACCTGCTGAGGCAAGCACTGGTGGAGGTGGGCAACGTAGTGAACAACATCACCACTGAAATACCCGGTAAGGTGCTGGACGCACGGCAGGGAAATGCCTTGCGTATCCTGATCAACTCTGTTGCGGCCGGGGTGTTGTGGCAGGATCAGGTGATAGCAGTAGTCAACACACCTCCTGCTCTTCCAACGGACGGTGACAGATACATCGTTGGAACTGCTCCCTCTGGGATGTGGGCCGGGCATGCGGGAGACGTTGCAGTCTACGCGACTGACGCATGGGCTTTTGCCACCCCGTCTGACCGTTGGGGAGCGTTCGTATACGACGATGCACAGTTTCTTTTATTCCATGAAGGGGTGTGGACGGTATTTGCCGACCTCGACCGCATCACAGAGATACTGCACGAAGCAGAGACCGCGAGAGATGCTATCCTTGAGAATGCCGGATTCATTGCCGTATCAACCGACCTGCTGGGAAGCGACCACATAGGCACGGTAGCCACCGACCTTTTACTTGGTGCTTCCTCGATGGTCAAGAAAGTAGCAGATTCCATCTCCAACGTGAACATCGTCGGTGGTGACATCGCCAATGTGAATGCAGTTGCAGGAAACAAGACGAACATAGACGCTGTCAATGCGAACAAGACGAACATTGATGCGGTAGCCTCCAACGAAACAAATATCAATGCTGTTAATGCAAACAAGACCAATATCGATGCTGTTGCTGCCAATGAGTCAGATATCACCAAGGTAGCCCTGAACAAGGCAAACATTGATACGGTTGCTGGAATCAACATGGATGTATCTACGTTGGCCGGTATATCGGATGATGTAGAAGTGTTAGCAATCCTGAGTGTTGAAATACAGGCACTGGCAGATAGGGCAGCAAAGATTGATGCGCTCCACGACAAGATTGCAGAGATGGATGCGTTGTATGGACGCACGGCGGAGATTGATGCGCTCTATGCTCGTGTAAGTAAGATTGATGCCCTTAATGCCCGTACCACTGAAATAGATGCGCTGTACGCCGAACTGGGCCAGATTGCGGCCAAGGAGAATGCGGCCAATAAAAAGACAACCCTTGTCGAAAACAGTGACACATACTTCCCAACTCAGAAAGCGGTAAATCTTGGTCTCAATCGTACCATGTCAGAAATCATGGGATATGCACCACGCAACCTCATGGACGTGTTTGGAACGGCAACGGTAGCGGCTACGTTCGAAGCTATCAGGGCTTCTGTGTTAGGCGGTGACTTTTCTCATCTTAGGCTAGGCGACTACATCGACCTTGACGATTTTACCGTGAACAATTGGTACAACGGGGCGGCATATAACTCTACAACAGGGGCATGGGACACCACGGTAACGGTCACAAAGAATCTGAGTTATGAGAACACACGAGTCGAGATCGTAGGTTTTGACGACTACTACTATGTCGGCAACACAGCATATCCGAGCGCGCCACATGTGGTTTTCCAGTTCAAAAACATCCCACTCAAGGCGCCAATGCACAAGCTGAATGTGTCTCCTTTTTACCAGACATCGCAAAATTACAAGGGTTCCGATTTGGTTACTATTGGCCTTGCAAATTTCTATACTGGCCTTGCAGACAACTTTGGGATAGGCACAGCAAATGAAACCATTCCCTATTCTGTAGACAGGATTCTAGGCACCGTGAACGACTGGGAGTGGTGTGGCCCAGAAAAACTTTTTCTTCCAACGGGAATGAATGTGTTTGGGCATCCTGGATTTGCACAGGAACACTATGGGGTCGGCACACAAAGCCAATTCCCTCTGTATGCCCTGAATCCGAACAAGAGGAGGAAAGGATACAATGGGTCTGCCAGGGAGACGTGGTGGCTCGCTGAACCGTCTGCGGGTTCGTCCAGCTACTTCGCCATTGTGGACTACACCGGCAATCTCTACAGCTACTACTCCTATTACTCCTTTGGAGTTGCCCCTGCTTTTCTTATCTGACATCTGATAATCAAGCCCCTCGGAAGAGGGGCATAAAGGAATGTTTATGAGCGTTATTGTTTCCAAGCGAAAAGTCTCGTCCATGCAGTTCTACAAGACTGCAAGGGATTTACGTAGAGATATTACCAAGATGTTGGAGCAGATGTTTTCCGACGAGAGTAAATTCTGTTACAGCCGTGGACTGGAATATTATATCCAGACCCGAATACTTGAGGTGCTCGGCAAGCTGATGGAAGCAATCACGCGCGCAAACGAGATATATCCTACCACCCAAGAGGAATTGACCAAACGAAGATTACTGCAAAACGATGCCATAGGATACGCATCACTTGTAGAGAATGAGCTTGAGTATCTGGTGGATTTGTTTCCTCAAAAAATCAAGCAGATAATCATGTTCTCGGATTCTATAGATCATCTCATAAAGCTCCTTAGGAGATGGAAACAATCCAACTCGAAGGTCTCTAAGAGTTTGAAGGAGAATACATAATGCTTGCAAGGTTCTTGTCTATAAAATTGTCTGCGGGTTCGTCCAGCAACTTCACCAATGTGAACAACAACGGCAATCTCAACAACAACAACTCCTATAACTCCAATGGAGTTGCCCCTGATTCTTTGTCGAGTGAACAGCAATTATTTTGCGAAAAAAACTCGATGGAAAAGGAGGCAAGGACCTGTGGCGAAAGCCCGAAACCTTACCGTGACGCAAGCCGCCCATTGGACGGTTCTTGCTATCAGCACGGTTCTTTTGAATCAGTAATTGACCCCTACTCACTCCTGTTGGCTTACTATGGCTGTAGGGACGGGGTGTCATGGAAAGGGTCGATACAAAGATATGAGAGGCATCTGATCAGGAATATTTCGAATACAATCAAAACGCTTGAGGATGGAGGAATCGTAACACGTGGATTCTACGAGTTCGACATTAACGAGAGAGGGAAACAGAGGCACATCCGTTCCGTGCATATATCGGAGCGGGTGGTTCAGAAGTCACTCTGTGACAATGCTCTCGTGCCCCTCTTATCAAAGACCCTTATTCATGACAATGGCGCGAGTATCGAAGGCAAGGGCACCTCGTTTGCACGTAAGCGATTGAAAGTACATCTTAGGCGGCACTTCAGAAAGTATGGGAACAACGGATATATAGTGCTCATCGACTGTCGGAAGTATTTTGACAACATTCCACACGACCTGCTCTACAGGAAGCTGGAACGCTATATAACCGACTCTGATGTAATGAAACTCACAAGGCATTATGTGGATGCTTTTGGAGACAAGGGTCTTGGTCTTGGTTCCCAGGTATCCCAGATCAGTGCCGTATTCTATCCAAATGAAATTGATCACTACGCGAAAGAAACCCTTGGACTAAAATCTTACGGTCGCTATATGGATGACAGCTACTTCATTGTAGAAACAAAACAGGAGGCAAGGGAGAAACTAAATAAATTGGAACACAAATATGCGGAATACGGATTAGCACTAAATCTCAAGAAAACACAAATTGTAAAACTGTCTCGTGGTTTTACCTTCATGAAAGGGCAATATCTTCTCACAAAAACAGGAAGAATAGAGGCA